CTAAAACTCCTGCAAAATGGGTTGCCTAGGGAGGGTGTTGTTTTTAAGAGACATATTATGAATAGAAAACCAATAGAGTTGCATCTAATTGACGGAACTAAGCCTGAGCATAATGCCCAGCCTATTCCTGACTTTGTGCGTAAGCGTATTCCTGAAGCTGAATGGCTAAAAACTCCCCAGGCGTGGAGCGAATCTGTTTTTATTAAAGAAACTGCCGACTACCTTTATGATGTTTATGGGATTGGTTCAGACTTTGATAAAACCACCCTGACCATGTTGGCTACTCAGATAAATCGATTCATTCAATGTGAAGCTGGGCTAAAAGGAATGGATTTGGTTATCTCTACAAACGATGGCAAGACACAGGCACCTCATCCTTTGATCTCAATTCAAAACAATGCTTCTAAAAACATTATTCAACTAATGAACGAATTAGGGCTTACCCCTAGATCAAGGCTAAACAAAACTGGCAAAGAAGAAGATCACAGTTCTGTGGCTAAATTCTTGAAAGGGCCTAAAGGTTGATTAAGTTAATTCAAGGGGATTGCTTAGAAGTAATGAAGTCTATCCCTGATAAGTCTATAGATGCCATTATTTGTGATTTGCCTTATGGCACTACAGCTTGCAAGTGGGATTCTATAATTCCTTTTGAACCTCTTTGGGCGCAATATAAGCGCATTATTAAAGACAATGGTGCAATAGTGCTTACTGCTGCACAGCCATTTACTAGCGCATTGGTAATGAGTAACCCACAATGGTTTAAATATGAATGGATATGGAATAAAAAAGCTGGTGGAAATTTTTTAAATGCCAATAGAACTCCATTGGCTATACATGAAAGCGTATTAGTGTTTTACAAGAAATTTGGCGCATATAATCCACAAATGACAATAGGAAAAATTAGGTCAAAAGGTGGTAAAAAATATAAAAACAATGGGGTTTATGGCGATTACAAAGAAATGCCCAAAACAATTTATAACCAGTATTACCCAAAATCAATTATTGATGATTGCTCTAATTCTTCAAGAAAAGACAGGGTTCACCCAACTCAAAAGCCTGTAGCTTTAATGGAATATCTTGTAAATACCTATACAAATCAAGGTGATACTGTTCTTGATAATTGCATGGGTTCAGGAACAACTGGCGTAGCTTGTAAGAATTTAGGGCGTAAATTCATAGGTATTGAACAAGATGCTAATTACTTTGAAATAGCTAAAACAAGGATTGGCTAATGAAATGGCAAGATGGCGTTCTATACGCTAACCAAGTAGCAAAAGGCGAAATTAATGTTTGCCGTTATGTCAAGATGGCTTGTCAGAGATTTCTCAATCAACTAGAAAACAAAGAATGGGAATGGGAATTTGATTCGGATTACCCTGCCCATGTGCTTAATTTTGCATCATCTTTAAAGCATACTAAAGGCCCTGATGCTGGTAAGCCCGTTATTTTAGAGCCATTCCAAATCTTGTTTATTTGCGCCATTTATGGTTTTCGATCTAAGAAAAATCATACTAATCGCATGGTTCGGGATGTTATTTTATTTATTCCTCGCAAAGCTGGTAAGTCCACATTAACCTCTATTATTGCTTTGTATGAGCTTTTATGTGGTGAGGCTGGTTCTGAGGTATTTACCTTGGCCACCAATCGAGAACAAGCATCCATTGTGTTTGATGCCGCTAGAGGATTTATTGAAAATATGGGCATGGAGTTATCCAAGCAATTTAATGTCAGTAAGTATGAGATTAAAAAGGCTGGTGATTCTCAATCCATGTTTAAAGCGCTATCGCGCGATACCAAAAAGACCGGTGACGGCAAAAATCCATCTTGCGTGATAGTAGATGAAGCGGCAGCTATTACCGATAGAAATAGTATTGAGGTGCTTCATTCGGGTATGGTGGCTCGTAAAAACCCATTGCGGGTTTATATTACAACGGCTGGATTTACCAAAGATACTAAGTTTTATGAAGATATGTCAATGCTTGAGTCCATATTAGATGGCGATGTCAATGACAATCCTCGCTGGTTTGGTTTGCTTTATGGCTTAGATCAGGCAGATGATTGGAAAGACCCATTAAGTTGGTCAAAAGCCAATCCAATGCACGGAATCTCTGTTTTTGATGATGCTATCAAAGATAGGGCAGAAGAAGCCAAGCATAAACCAGCTACCCTTAATGAGTTCTTATGTAAGACATTAAATATTTTTGTATCGGCTAATACAGCCTGGATTGATAGATCATTTTGGGATGATCCGATTTGCGCTATTACCGATAAAGTGCGAGAGCCAGCAGATGTCTTTATTGGCTTTGACTTGGCGGCTACAAGGGACTTAAATGCGGTTTGTACGCTAAAACGATTTGATGAAAAGGATTATGAGGTTGAATTTCAATTCTTTTTGCCGGAAGAAGGTTTCCAATTAATCCCTAAACACTATCAAGACATATTTAGATGCGCTATTGATTCTGGCATCCTTAAGCTAACTGAGGGTAATGTCATGGATGATCGAGAGATTAGCGAGTTTATTAAAACGCAAGGTGAAAAATATAACCTTAAAGAAATTGGTTACGATAGCTATAACTCTGCCGCTTTAGTATCTCGTTTATATGATTATGGGATGCCAGTTAAAAAGGTAGGGCAAAGCATGGCGGTATTAAATAACCCGTCTAAATTTGTTGAGAAATTGATTTTAGGCAAGAATATTAAGCATGACGGCAATCCATTTGTAGGCTGGCAGTTGGGTAACTGTGAAGTTTATACCGACATCAATGGAAATATTAAAGTGCGTAAAAATGAATCTGACAAAGCTGCAAAGGTTGATGGCATTATTGCAATGATTATTGCCTTTCATTGTGCTTTGGATAATCCATTTACATCAAATAGTTTTGGTTTTAGGTCGTTTTGATGTAATATTGAGGAAAATTGAGAGGCAATCATGGGTATTCGAGATATTTTCAGCAAGAAAAAGACAATCCAAAAAGAGAATAATTCTATATTCGGTCAGCAGCAGTTGGGCAATCAAATTGTCCGACAAGCCCAAGATGGCAAGGGTGGCGCTAATTTTCAATTACTTTATGTAACTACTTCATCTACCACAAGCGCTGGGCGCATTGTGGATATGTCGGTTCTTACTCGAAATAGCACCATCATGTCCTGTGTTGGTGTTATTGCTAGAGCATTGTCCCAATGCAGTATTGCTATTGTTTCAAAAGATGATGAAGGCAATTTTTTAAATGCCGTTCAATCGGATAAGGTGGGCAGTCGAGATAAAGCCAAAGCCAAACAAGTATTAAATTTATTAGAAACACCGAATAATTTTCAGAGTCGTTATGAGTTTTGGTATCAATGGGTTATGTGGTATCTATTATCTGGCGAAACCTTTACTTTGCTTTATCGTAAAGATCAAAAAGACGCCAATCAGACCCCTATTGAGTTATATAACCTAGATTCAACTTTAATTACCACTCAAATGAACCCTGCTAGATACCCGACATATCGGTTATCTACACCTAGTTATGGGTTTAATCGTGATGAGCCATTAGATGCTCACCAAATAATCCATATTTCTGAATCCGCCTGGCAAGGTTCGGCTGGTTTTAATAAAGGTATTTTGGCAGTTGAATTGGTGGCCTTAGATCAAGATATTGACCTTTATGCCAACTTTGTAATGCAAAATGGTGCTAAACCTTCCGGTATGTTTATTACTGAACAGGTTATTCCTGATGCTAAATACAAAGAAGTGGCTGCTAGGTTAAAAGAAGCATGGGCTTCTATGACGGGTTCTAAACCTGCTGATTTAAGTAAACCAGGGCAATCCATCCTTTTAGATCAAGGCATGAAGTATCAGCCTGTAGGAATGTTAACCCTTCAAGATGCCGATGCCGCTAAATTAAAAGAGCAAACCATTAAGCGTATATGCGCTTTATTTGGCGTTCCCCCACAAATGCTTGGTTTGGATGTGGGTAAATTTAACAATACCCAGACTTTGCTTGATGAGTTCTATAAAACCACCATGTATCCTATGATTATCTCCATTGAGCAAAAGTTCAAAATGGGGTTATTAAAGGGCTATCCTAATTTGCAAATTCGTTTTGATACTAAAGATTTCTTAAAAGGCGCAGCTTTAGATCAAATGAATTTTGTCAATGCAGGTGTTTCAGGTGGTATTATGACCCCTAATGAAGCTAGGGAATACATGAATATGCCTAAAGTTGAGGGAGGGGATGAGTTGGTTAAAGATAGTAAACCTGCTGAACCTGCTCCTAATAGTTCGCCACAATCTACAGGCGGTGGCGGTGGAAACCAAAAGCGTAAAGCAAATATAGGGAAAACCTAATGATTTCAATTAATAAAATTGCACAAATATTTGGTTATCAAATTATTAAAAATAGTGTTACACTTCCAATAACTACAAAATCCCAAAATAAAATAACAGACGATAATCAATCTATTAAGAATGGGATAGTCAATGAATCAAAGCCTAAATCTCCTTTGCGAAGCAAAGTTAAGCCTAAACCAATCATCAATAAAAGAACCAAGCGGAAAGATTGAAGCTAGGGTTACTTCTTGGGGTGCTCGTGAGGGTGCAGATGGTCGAAGATTTAATTATCAGCCTGAAGGCTTTATGGAATGGGCAAATGAATTTGCCGCATCCGGTAAACCATTACCAATGTTTCTAAATCATAACGATATGGGTATGCCCGTTGGTCAATGGACAGAGTTTAATTTTGACAAAAAAGGCATGACTGCATCCGGCGAATTGTTTATGAATACTACTGCTGGTTCTGATCTTTATGAAGTATTAAAAAATTCACCTGATTTATTTGGCGGTGTAAGCGTTGGCGCTTATGCTGATGAAGCGTGTATGGTTGATGAAAATGGTAATCCTGTTGCTGAAGATGACATGGATGGCGAAGAATATTTCCAAATTACTAAGGGCGGTTTGCGCGAAGTTTCTGTTGTGATGTATCCAAATAATCCAGCCGCAGAAGTAATGAAATTAGAGTGCTTTGATGCCGAAGGGCATTTAAATCCTCGTTCAGTTGAGGAAGCCTTGCGTGAGGCAGGTCTTTCCAAGAAGGGTGCGACCACCGCATCTTCCGTCTTTAAGAAAATCCTTGAACAGCGTGATGCCGTTAAGGAAATTATTGAAGAAGCCCCACAACTAGGTGAGCTAGAAGCGGTGGTAAATGAAGCTGATGATATTCTCAAAGCATTAGAGCAAAGAGAATTATTAAAAGCATTAACTAAACGCATTTAAAGGAAAAAATCATGTCCGATAAAATTATCGAAAAACTAGATTTAATCGAGGCTTCTAATGTTGCCAAGATTGAAGAAGTAAAAACTGAAGCTATTGCTGCCGTTGAAGCTGTTAAAGCTGAAATGAGTGAGCAAGTTGTTGCTTTAGAAGCAAAAATTTCAGCAATCCAAGTTCCAGCAATTATTCGCCCAGAAGCCAAATCCATCAAAGTTGATGTAAATCGTAAGGTTACAGAGCAACTCAAGAAGATGGTTAAAAAAGGTTCTTTAGGTGGCAAAGAGTTTGAAATGTTTGCTGATGAATCTGAATATCAAGCCTACTTGAAGGAAGATGGCTCGCAAATTGGTAATCCTGCTGGTTATGGCGGTGGTTACAATGTCGGTGGTCGTACTGCCTACGATCCTGTATTCCACAAATTGCGTTTGATGAACCCTTTGCGTGGTGTTTCCCGTAATGTAACTACTGATGGCTCTGTCTATCAGTTTCGTGCAAAAACTGGTAATGCTGGTGCTCAATGGGGCTATGCAATTCAAAACAATGGTGCGCCAACAACTGAAAACACAGTTATTTGGCAAACAGTTCTCCAAGATTTGAATGTTCAGTTTCCTATCCGTACTGCGGCTTTGGATGACATCGATGGTTTAGAGTCCAATGTTGTTGATGATATGTTGCTCGAATTTAGCCAACAAGAAGGCTTGGCAATGATTCAAAACAACAACCAAGGTGCTACATCATTACCTTATGGCGGTTCTAACGGCATTATCGGTTTGAATCAATATGCTGGTGCTAATGCTACCTACACAGGCGGTACAATCTCTACTGCTGCTTTTGGTACTTCTGGAACAGCAACGAGCAACGGCTTGCATAGCATTGCTACTTATGACCAATTGACCACTAACGGCAATACAGTCGGCGGTAACAATGTGAAGTTTGCTGACATCATCAACTTCCTACATTTCTTGCCACAAGAATATTGGACTCCAACAGCTAAGATTATTGTTAGCCCATTCTTCCTTGCCCAAATTCGTGGCTTGGTAGATACAAACGGCACTCCAATTTTCGAGCGTATGGATCCATTGATTTCCGAAGGCATCGTAGGCCGTATCGCTGGTTTTGATGTTGTGGTTAATAAGTATCTTGATACTCCATATCAAACAACTACTGGCTCTGCTGGCACAACCAGCTTGTATCCAATGTATTTTGGCGATTTCCCTCGCTTCCATACAATCGTAGATCGTTTGAATATGGTTCTGCGTCGTTACGATCAGACATTGCCTGGCTTTATCACTTTCTTTGGTGAGAAGCGTTTGGCAACATCTGTAGTTGATCCATTTAGTGCGATTCGTTATCGCTCTACTGGTACAGCGACCTAAGTAATAAAGTGGGGGGTCAAAAGCTCCCCACTTCTTAATTAATTATTGGAATTAAAAATTATGAGCCTAATCCTCGAAGCAATCAAAACCGCCATCAAAGATGGTGAGGCAGAAGTAAACTTAAGAGAAGCATCAGCCTTAACTGGTTCTGGTTCGGGGGCTGGTGGTCGATTAATTTATGATGATGCCTTTGCATCTTTGCGCCAAAACAATCCTATCCGTAATGCGGGGGCAAGAGTTATTACAACTATTGGCTCAGATGAAGGATTTGTTGTTAAAAAGGGCAATGTAACTAATATTCAAACTAACACTACTAACCCTTGGGGCTATCCTATCAATAGCAACAATGTGGCGGGTACTGCTGGTCTATCTACTGCTTATTGGCAACTGCCAGTAAGAGATTTAAATGCTGTTGTTCCTATTCGTGAGGCTTTGCTTTCCGATATTAATGGAATTGATCCTGCTATTGTAGGGGACATTTATCTAGAATTTGCTCAACAAGAAGCACTTTCAATGATGTATAACTCAGACCAAGCTGGTTCAACAACAGTAAATTATGGTGCTACTCTTGGATTGCGTGGATTGAATTCTTATCCAGGCGGTTCTACTGCATCATTTGGTACTAATGGCCCAGCCATGACCAATGGTTTACATACTGTTAAACAAGTAACTCAAGCCTCTGCAACAGCCGTTTCTTATAATGATTTGGCTAATTTAGTTAGCGCATTACCTCCTCAGTATTATTCAGATATAACTACTGCTTGGATGATGCACCCAACCACCATTAATGCTTTGCGCCAATTGCTGACAACTACTTCTAATATTCCTTATTTCTTGGAGGTTGGTGATGAAGATGGTGGCGCAGTTGTTTATTTATTTGGCTTCCCTGTTGTACCTAATCCATATATGCAAATCGCTGGTTCTGGGAATTATCCAGTCTATTTGGCTGCATGGAATCAATTTGTAACTATTGCAGATAATGATTTAATGACTATTAAGTCTTTTGAACAAACTAATCCTGGTTATCAAACTCTTTTCTGTGAAAAGCGTGTAGTCAGTACCATTCGTGATGTATTTGCTGGTGTTAGATTGGTAGGCTAAGATGCCATTAGATAGCTTAACTAATGGCCCTTTTTTAGGGACTACTCGTAATCCATATAGCTATGACAAAATTGAGCAAGTAAGCCGAGATATTTCTACTCCTTGGCTTACTATGGATGAGGTTACAAATCAACTTAATCTGTTCATGGATGAGAGCCAAGATAGCTATCTTCAAGGGCTTGAATTGGCTACTCGTATGGCGATTGAGGATTATCTTGGCATGACCATATTCCCAATCAAGTGGAAGGTCTATTACGGCACTTTTAATGGCATGACAGGCACTCAGATGAGCCTAGACTTGCCAGAGGTTAGTCAAAACAATCAAGGACAGGTTGGGACAGTAATTAATGAGGTTGCTTATTATTCAGGAGCTACGCCTCCTGTTTATACAATTATTGCACCTACAAATTATTATTATGATCCTACTGGTAATAAGGTAATTGTATCTGGTATCCCCGATTCAGCTAGTCAAATTATGACCAGTCCAATCGTTTGCACTTATACAACAAATCCTAGTCCAATTGCACAATATCCTGTGGTCAAACAGGCAGGATTGTTACTTTTGACTCATTTATACAACAATAGATCAAATACTTTGGCTGGTGGATTACAAAATATCCCTTATGGAGTAGATCAATTGCTTCGCTTATACAAACCACTAATTATGTAAATGTCAATAGCCCGTTACGAAAATATCACTATTAATAGAGTAACCAATGGCACAAGCCAATATGGTGAACAAACTACGACTATTGCAAAATGGTTTGAAACTAGAGCAAGGGTAAAGGATGTTCATAATAGCCTTAGAATTTCTGAAAAATATCGTATTTATTCAGATTTAACTAATTTGACTTGTAACTACACGCCCAATTTAAAAGAGATTGTAGATAATCAAAATCTATATTCTGTTACTTGGCGTGGACAAGATTGGCGTATTACTGATTGCATTGAATCTAATGATCGCATGAATGTAACTTTGCTCTGCTATCGCAATGACCCGAGCATACCGGTATGAGCCAAAATAGCGTTCTTAATTATGCCAAGGCTATCCAGTATCAATTGGAATCTATTGTCTCTCCTGTGCCTGTTTATGCCCTTTTTAATCGTAATTTTGTGCAGGGGCAAACCCAATTTATAACTTGGCAGTTACGCAATGTGCATCAGCCTGTATATACAGGGCCACAATCCTCCAAAGGGATTGATACTCCAGTATTTCAAACTTCTATATTTACCCAAAAACTAGAAGATGGTTTTATAATAGAAAATCAAATAGCACAAGCATTACATGGCTATCAAGGTCAGTTTGGCGGTACAGGTGGTTTTTGGGTTGCCAAGGCTGATTTAATGTGGCTTTATAATACTTTTGACGATACTATTGGTATGCACCAGATTATTTTGGACTGTACCTTAGATATTCCAACTTAATATAAGATAAAATTACTTAACTTTTTAATAAAGGAATTAATCATGTCACTTCCAAATAAAGTCTTACCAGGGTTTTCAGCAGCCCTATATATGCAGCCTACATCAAGCCCAACTCCATTGGCTGTTTCGGCTTTGTCCACTTTGGCTTCTGTATCTGCTATTGCCGTATCAGGCAATTTAGTGCCAGTTGAGGCAATCCCAGCTTTTGGTCAAGATGATGCAGTTGCATCATTTATGGTTGCTGGTAGCCGTCAATCTGACAAAATCCCTACTCAATCAGCACCAACATCAATGACAATTACTGCCGCTTGGAATCCTAGCGATGCTAATTTGCTCTTGATTCGTGGCGATGCTTATAGTGGAGTTATTGATCGTACTTATGTTATTTCTGCAACCGATGGCACTAATATTATTTATTATGCTTTTAATGGTCGTGTAAGCCAATTTCATATTGATTCTCAACCAGGCGCAGAAGCCAAATGCGTATTTACAATCCACCCCCGCGGCAACCAGTATGGTTGGAGCAATTCAGCTTAAGGAGTATTTATGAAAGTTCAATTTGCTAATGGCAAAATTTTTGAAGCCAAAGACATTGATGATGCTATTGCTCAATGTCTTGGTGGAGGAGATGACCCATTTAACCCAGTAGTATTACAAGACGAACCACAAAAGAAAACAACAGAAAATGCAGATTCAATCGAGCAATGATTTATTAGCATTTATCATAAGCCAATCCAATTCAGGTAACAGGAATTGGTTTGGCTTTACTCAACAAAAGATTGCTGGAATTCATACTGCTTATGAAATGGCCATATTGCATGGCGATAAAATGACTCCTGATGAAATTGTTAATTATGTGTTGGATTTAAACAACAAAATATTTAACAAAATTATTAAGGGTAGTGAGTAATGGCTGATAAGATTACTTTTGAGTTCAAAGGCTTTAAAGAACTTGAACAAGTCTTTTCCGAGATTCAAGATGATTTTGGCGAAAAAGATCAAAAGAAAATTTTAGTAAGTGGTGTTAGACAGGCTATGAAGCCTGTTTTAGCTATGGCTCGTATGAGAGCGCCAGTAGATACTGGAGCATTATCTCAATCGCTTAGAATTGAAGCTAGAAAGCCATCATCTAAAGATAAGCGTTCTAGGTATTACAATCCTGGTCAAGTTGCTATGGCGCTTGTTACAACTGCCCCTGGCAATGTTTTAGCAAAAAAGAAATGGCAAAATAAAAAATCTGGTACTAAAGAGGTTGGTATTAAATCTGATGCTAGAGCCAATGTTCAAGAGTTTGGTAGCTATAAGATGGCGGCTCATCCATATATGCGTTCTTCTTTAGAATCTCAATCTCAGGCGGTTACTGATAATTTAGGTAATAATCTAGGTCTAGCATTAGAAAAATATAAAGCAAAAAACAGTAAATAAGGAAAATATGACAAAATTAATAGAAGCATTTGGTAAAAAATTTGCCGAGAATAAAGACCTAATTCGCATCCGTTCATTTGAACTTGCTGGTAATACTTTTAAAGTAAAAATTCCATTGACATCCGAGTATGAATCCATGCTAGAACGCATGAGAATACTAGACGATGTTAAGGTGGCTGAATATTACAAAGAATTAATCAAAAACTTTGACCCATCCAAAGAAGATATTAATACTGGTTTAGGTATTATTTTTGAAGAAAATGATATTAAGATTCAAGGCAGATCAATGATGGAAACCGCCAAGAATAAGTTTTTAACCGAATATCGCATTTTGGAAATGATTAAGTTATTAGTGCCTGAAGAAGGATATTCTTTAGATGATTTGACTTATGCTGAAATTGATGAATTATTCCCATTTTCCATTCAATTAGAGTTAATTGAAAAGATTGGAGAAGTTATATCTCCAGCCTATAAGGATGTTAGGGGAAAGTAGTAAGGTCAGTCCGTAGGCAAGTTAAGGCTTATTTAACGGCTCATGGTACTGACCCAGCAACAGTTAATGAAGAAACATTTAACGACATCTGCATTATGTATAACGATGGGGTTATTGGTAATCTAGGATTATTGCAAGTATTGGGCAGTCATACGGCTGGACATTTTAATAGTTTGTTGCCAAAAGGCGCTTCTCCATACAAATTACAAGATATAATACCTAATCAGTATGATTATCTTTATCCACCATTAAGTGAGGAAGCAAAACGGGAGCAAGTTAGTAAAAACTTACTATCATTTGCAATGATGCACCCAGGAGCGCCAAATGTATTAAAGATACAATAGAAAGGTAGGAATCTAAAATTGCCAATACAATTGCACAATTAGCTGTTAAGCTAGGTTTAGAGACCACCGATTTTACTCAAGGCATTGAAAAAGCCAAAAGTCAGTTATCTGATTTAGCCAATAAAATTCCTACTTTAGCGGCTGTAGGTGTTGCCGCTTTTGGTGCTATGACTGCCAAAGCATTGGAATTTTCGGATCGTATGTCCGACCTTTCAGATGCTACCGATATTGGCATTGCCAGCATCCTCAAGATTTCAGAAGCCCTAGAGCAATCTGGTGGTCATGCGGATCAAGCTGGAAAAGTTCTTACTAAATTTGTTCAGTCTATTGATGAAGCCGCCCAAGGCTCAAAAACTGCCCAAGATGCTTTTGCAAGGGCTGGCGTAAGCCTTAAAGACCTTGCAAGTATGTCCACAGAACAGTTGCTTAATAAGACTACCGAAGGCATTGCCAAATTAGGAAGTAAGGTTGCTGAAACGGGAGTGTCTTTTGTCCTTATGGGCAAAGGCATTAAAGGCACAGATATGGAGAACTTTAATAAGTTAATCTCCCAATCTTCCGAGGAATTCCAAAAGTATGCCGATGCCGTATCTAATGCCGCAGACCTTCACGACAAACTAGAGGTTAAATCCACTAAGACTTTGGTGATGTTTACCAATGCTTTCTTGCCAGCTTTAAATACCATGTTTGATGCTTTAAATAAAACTGGTGGAGCAATGGAAACTGTTATGGACATTGCTGGTAAATGGTTTCAAGGCATGATTTATGCTGGACAGCTTACTGTAACCTTGTTCCAAACTATCAATGCCGCAGTCAATCTAGTTGGATTGACAATGGATGATATTGCTCATGGCAAGTTTGATAACTTTATGAATAGGCTTAAAGAATATGATGCTTATGTTGGAAAGTTGCGTGAAGGCGATAGACAGTTTGCTTACAAATTATTGCACCCAGAATCAGCCGTTAAGCCTACCGGAACAGATACAAGTCGCACAGTAACAGCCGCTAAGGATGCGGAAGCCGATAAGCAAAAACAAATGCTTTATACCGCCAGTCTTATTTCAGGAGAGTATCAAAGGCAAGTAGATTTTTCATTACAGCAATTAAAAACTAGAGATGCAATGGTCGGAATGACCACAGATGAAAAAAAGATTCAAGAAGCCATTAATCAGCAATTAGATGCTACATCAAAGAAAATTGATGAGATTACCAAATTGCGTGAAGCTGCCGCTGGTCGTGGTGCAGAGGCTAAGGTTTTAAAAGAATATGACGATCAAATTGCCAAGGTAAAAGAGATAGGCGCAGCAGCGGCTAAATCAGCCCAGCAAATTGAATCAGCTTCAATTGCAGCCCAGCGCACCTTTGGTTTTGGTTGGAAAAAAGCATTTGACCAGTATGCAGAAGATTCACAAAACTACGCTAAAAACGCAGAAGATTCATTTAATGCAATTACTAGCAATATGACTTCAGCGCTTGATAAATTTGTTGATACAGGCAAACTTTCATTTAGCGATTTAGCGACTAGCATTATTAAAGACCTTATTAAGATTCAATTGCGTATGCAAATGATGCAATTGTTTAGTTCTGCTAGTAGTATTTTTGGAAGCGGATTTGCTGGGTTAGGCGGAACAAGCTATACAAGCGCAACTACTGGCGGTTCATTTAGCGGTGCGGCATTTCAAATGCCAATGGCTGCAACTGGCGGCACTATTGATGGCCCAACCTTAGTTGGTGAGAATGGCCCAGAACTATTTATTCCAGGGCGCTCAGGCTCTGTTATTCCAAATAACACAATGGCAAATGCTTTGGGAGGCGGTGGCACAACTTACAACGGCCCTTATATTGCTAATATGTCGGCTATTGATACTCAATCAGCCATGCAGTTTATTGCTAAGAATCAAAATTCAATTTGGGCGGCTAATCAATCTGCTCAAAGATCATTACCTCAAAGTAGATAATCATGCCAAATTTAACTACCATTTTATCTATTTCTGAATCAGTAATGATTAACGACCAAAGATTTGTTGGTCAAATCCTTTCTAGAAACCAAAGGATTGTTACTAGCGAAGTGTTAACTGTAGTTCCATTTCAGTTCACTATGAAGCCTATGTCTTATCTTCTTTATAGTCAAAATAGAGCTTTGTTGGCTAATCTTAGAAAATATGATCGCTCACTTACACAATACTTAAATTTTGCTTCTACTGGTTGGGTGAATTATATTGCTTATCAAGGTGATATGACTTCTAGTCAAATTGCTACTTGTCAATGGCAAACAAGTTCTACAGGAACAAATTTAGTATTAGGAAGTTTACCTAGTATTGCTTCTACAGCCTATATTGTAAAGGCTGGTGATTTTTGCCAAATGGATAGTTATGCTTATATAGCGACTACGGATGTTTTAAGAGGTTCTGGAAGCACAGTAACAATTCCAGTACATAGAACTATTCTTACAACTTTAACTTCTGCTCAAAATGCTGTTATAGGGCAATATGGAACTACCATTAGCATGGGTGGATCTACTTATACTGGTTGTACATTCCCTGTAATCCTTCAAGGCTATCCTACTTACAATCTTGTGCCAATGACCAATGATTCTTTTATCCAATGGTCAGGAAACTTTCAAGCTATTGAGGCGGTTCAATGAGTAATGTAATTGCTCCTATAGAGAATACCAATAATATTCGGTATGCAGATTTTGTACAAATCATTGTACCAGCTACATCAACTTTAGCTGGTCATACATACAACTTTTCTACTGCTCCAGTTACCATTACTGCTAATGGAAATACTTTTGATGCTCTTGGTGCATTAGTGGGAATTGGAAAAATTCAAAGAGATATTAAATCTACTGCAAATCAAACCACAGTAACTATTGTAGGAATAGATACAGCATTACTTGGAGCAGTATTAGCATTAAACTTTAAAGGCTCACAGATTACAATGTGGAAAGGATTTTTTGATACAAGTAATCAATTAATCACTACTGGCGGTTCTGGTGGTCTTTATCAATATTTTCTTGGGTTTATAAATTCATTTAATATTTCTGAGCAATGGATGGAAGAAGCAAGAATGATGGTTGGCACAATTACTTTATCTGCCGCTAATGTTCAAATGATTCTTCAAAGTAGAATTGCTGGAAGATTTACTAATGATCCTAGCTGGCAATATTACAATTCTGGTGATACATCAATGAATAGAGTAGCTGTTATTTCAACACTTACTTATCCATTTGGAAAGACAGCATAATGGGATTTATTAATTATATTGTTGGTGCGGCTTTAATTGTTGCTGGATTTTTTTCAGATAGTCCACAACTAGTAATAATGGGTGTTGCGATGTTTGCATCTGCTGTTATTTCATCAATGACAGATGCTCCAGCACCATTTTCATCAAATGATACCAAGTTAAATACTGGTACAGCACTACAAGTTCCACCAGCTACAGATAATAAACTTCCTTTAGTTTATGGAACTGCTTATGTAGGTGGAACAGTTACAGACTTAACAATTACAGCAGACAATCAAGATTTATATTTTGTATTGGCATTATGTGAAGTAACTGGAAATGGAACAGATACGATTACTATTGGTGATATATATTATCAAGGTAAAAAATGTGTATTTAGTGGAACTTCTGTAACTGGTTTAATTGACCCATCTACAGGAATAACAGATACAAGTTGCAATGGATTTTTAAGTATTTATACTTATTTCAATGGTTCTAATAACCCACAAAATTCTACAATTTCAGCAATTACATTATTACAAGCAAGTGGATTAACCTATAAATGGGATTCTTCTAAGTTAATGACTAATACTGCTTTTGCAGTTATTCATATTACTTATAATCAAAATGCAAGAATGACCTCATTAGGTCAAACACAATTTCAAATTACAAACTCTAGAGATTCTGCTGGAGATGTTATTTATGATTATTTAACTAATGATGTATATGGTGCGGCAATACCAGTAAGCCAAATAGATACTACAAGCCTTACAGCGTTAAACACTTATAGTAATCAAGTAATTACTTTCACTCCTTATACTGGTGGAGCATCTACTCAATCTAGATTTAAATTAAATGGAACAATAGATAATTCTGGTAATGTATTAAAGACTTTGCAAGATATTACAAGTAGTTGTGATTGCTTACTTAAATACAATGAAATATATGGTATTTGGAGTGTTATAGTTCAAAGCCCTACATATACAGTAGCAATGGCAATAAATGATAGCAATATAAATGGAGCAATTAGTGTTACTACTATGGATATTTCCAATGTCTATAATATTGCACAATGCCAATTTCCAGATATAACTACCAATAGCTCATTTAATACTGCAACTGTAGATTTAGCTGTTGTCGCTCCTTCTTTACTTTATCCTAATGAACCAACAAATAGTCAAACTGTAAAACTTCCATTAGTAAACAATAATGTTCAAGCACAATTATTGGCTACTAGATTTTTAAAATCAGCTAGATTAGATTTGAATGTTAAATTAACAATCAATTTTATTGGCATTGAATTAGAAGCTGGCGATATAGTAACACTAACCAATGCAAATTATGGTTGGACAAATGCTTTATTTAGAGTGATGCAAGTTGTTCAAAACTTTAATCCTGATGGCTCTATTACTGTAGATTTGAATTTGCAAGAATATGACCCAAATGTATTTAATGATGTAAGTATTACTCAATATGCTCCACCACCAAGTACAGGATTGTCTAATCCTAGTGTTTGGGGAACTTTATATGCACCTACGATTGTAAGCAGTCAGCCTACTGCTACAAATCCATCATTTCAAGTAAGTATTGAATCTAGTTCTAATGGTGTAACTCAATATGCAGAAGTATGGTATTCAGCATTTAGTAGCCCATCTACTTCACAACTAATTTTTGCTGGCACTACAGAAATTCAATCTAATGGAATGCCATATGGAAACTCTACAATATTACCTTTAGTAACATTGGTAAATATTCCGGCTGGTAATTGGTATTTCTTTACTCGAATGGTAAACAGCTTGGGTACTTCTATTTATAGTCCAGCAAGCTCTGTATTGAATTGGAGGCCAACAACTTTTCAATATAGTCTGAGATACCTTTCTGTTGCTTATGCTACAAGCAGTACAGGAACAGGGTTTAGTTTAAGTCCTAGAAGTGGTGCAACTTATTTTGGATTATGCAATCAATCTGGAACAGCACCTTCTACAACTCCTTCAGATTACACTTGGTATCAAGCTAGAGTAGCTTTTAGCACTAATGAATATTTGCTATACACCAATAGAACTGGTAGAAGATTTAGTTTTGATGAAGGGTTTGCTGGTTATGCGGCTGGTACTGCATCTTTTGTACCAACTCAGACAGTTACTTTTGACCCTTCCATCTGGGCGGCATTACCTGACGGCACAAATTTAATAGACTTAGATTTAAGAACTGGGCAATTAACCCAAACAGGAACTACAACTGTAGGAACTGGACAAGTAGCCATTACGAATAATCCTGATGGCACTATTGTTTCTTCTTTGCAACAATATTTAGATTTTGGTGGGGCATATACAAAAACTTCTGCTGTAGCTACTTTAACCATTGATATTTATGGTCGAGTAGTAGGGTTTCAAACTCCTGATGATTTTGACTATACTGCATCGCAATATACTGCAACATCTGGACAAACTGTATTTACTCAAACTAGAGGTACAGGATATATTTCTGGTCAATGCTTAGTCTTTAGAAATGGGTTGTTGCTGGACACAACTGAATATACTGATACTGGTGGCGGAACAGTAACTTTGGGTACTGGAGCAACAACTGGTGACAAAATTACTATTATTGCTTTTAAATCAGTTAATACTACAACTGGAGTTTATGCTTCATTTACTAGAAACACAGTAAGTCTATCTAATCAATCCACCTATACAGCATCAGGGTTTACCTTTAATGATGGTTATGAATTATTATTCTTAAATGGTACTGTGGTTAATGCCCAAGATTACAATTTATCAGGACAAGTATTATCCTTTATACAGAATGTAAGTGGCGATTTGCAAGTCATTCAATGGACAGCTAATAATCTTGGTGTAGCCAATGGAACACCAGTAAATGTGGATGTCTATACAACAATAGGGCAAACAAATTATAGCTTTAGTTATAATACTAATGCTTTTAACTTATATAACAATGGAGTATTACAAGTTAATAGTACAGACTATACAGCTACATCAGGTTCACTTTATACTTTATCAACAGCACCATTAGTGAATACCAATCTTTTGGTACAAGAAACTTTTTCAAGAACAGGAGCAGTTTAATATGAGCCAAGCCCTAAATTTAGCTAACTTTGCTAATAAGTTAAATACATCAGGACAAACTGATAATACAGGGCTACAGAATAGTTCTGTAACTGTTACTGCTGGAACTGGCATGAGTGGTGGTGGTTCTGTAGCATTAGGATCTTCTGTAACCCTTAATAATGCTGGTGTTACTTCTGTTACTGCTGGAACTGGTATTTCTGTGTCAGGCTCTACTGGTTCGGTAACTATTTCTGCATCTTCATCGGGCTTGCCCGGTGTTTTTGGTCAAGTCTTTACATCCAATGGAACATTTACTATTCCTACTGGAGTTACTGCAATTAAAGTAACTGTAGTTGGCGGTGGTGGGGGCGGTGGTGGCAATGGAAGTAGTGGCGGTACTGGTGGTACAAGCTCTATTGCATCAGGAACTCAAACAATTACAACTGTTAGTTCTGGCGGTGGTGGGGGTGGTGTAAATTCTGGTGGTACTGCGGCTGGCGGTACTGGTGGTACATCATCAACAGGCACTTACCATATAAATGGTGGTGATGGCGGTGCTGGTGACGGAAGTGGTACTGGAGGTGGTGGTGGTGCTTCTGGGGGTGGTGCTGGTGCATTGATTACTTCTTCTGGTGGGGCTTGGGGTAGTGGTGGCTTTGGAAGTACCAACTCTGGTGCTGGTGGTGTTGGAAAAGGATATGGAAATGGTGGGGGTGGTGCTATTGGCTGTGGTGCTGGAGGTGGTGGTGCGGTAACCGTTGTTTATTTAACTGGTTTAACTCCAGCCGCAACTTTAGCAGTAACTATTGGAGCCGCTGGGGGTGGTGGTTCTGCTGGTGGTGGTTCTGCTGGAGGTGCTGGTACTGCTGGTTTCTTGTTAATTGAATGGTAAATAAAATGACAACGCAAAATTATTTAATCGTAGAAACAAATATCGTAACCAATAATGTTGTATGGGATGGCGATGTTAATACTTGGACACCACCAGCAGATATTTTAATGTTAATTCAAGCAACAACACCAGCAATGGTTTGGGAATTAAACGCAGATAAAACTGATTATGTATTAACAGAGCAAGTTGGTGTTGGTGATATTGGGTTTACTTGGGATGGTTCAGCTTGTGTTACTAATGAGCCTAAACCAACAATTTCAGCATGATTAAAGCACTAGAAGATGGCACAGTATTTGTCAATGTATTTGCACAAGGCAAATATTAAGCTATAATCATCAAAACAACATAATACAAAATCCGTTTCCCTGTGAGTACATAGGGTAATTAACCTAGTTAGGAGTGTGTTATGACTGTTTACGCAAAAAATTCTTTGACGCAAATCTCAGGATTTAACAATTCGATTATTGCTGGCGAATTGGTCTATCAACAACAGACCTATTGGAATCTAGTAATGGCAACCGATGGTATTCCAGTTGATTTAACTGATGTAACCATTGATGCCCAAATCATTCGCAGACAGTTATCCAATGTCATTGATACCCGTTATGGGCTATCTTTTGATATTGCCGACTATACTCCTACTCCTGACCCTATAACCCTATCTATTGTTAATCGGAATGATACGGCTGGATTATTTACTTTGGTTATTGACGATAACTCTTGGTCATTAGTTGATACTGATACTGAATTAGCCATTAACTCACAAAATGGTGTTGGCTTTAGTGGTCGAATTAAATTGAGCTTTCCAGCATCGGGAACTACCCCAGCGCAAGATTCTATTATCTTCTTATTCTTTATTGTGCGTTCTGATGCAATCGTAAAGGTTTAACATGAAATTAACCATTGACAAAGGTGCAGTAAATGACATTACTGTATCGGTTAATTCTACCGATGTAACTGTTCAACAAGCTCAAAATATCCTTGTTGAAGTAACCCCTACTCCTTCACAGACAGTTAATATTGATAGAGGTCTTATTGGCCCACAAGGGGCGCAGGGTGAACAAGGCCCACAAGGTATTCAAGGTGAAAAAGGTGATACAGGCGCACAAGGCCCTAAAGGTGATACTGGAGCAACTGGCGCACCTGGCGCAGGAGTAGCCACAGGCGGTACAACTGGGCAAGTATTGGTCAAAGCATCAAACGCTAATTACGACACAATATGGGTTAGTTTAAGCGGTTTAAGCTACCAAGGCACATGGAACGCTTCATCTAACACTCCAGCACTTACTTCTAGCGTTGGTACTCAGGGTAACTACTACATTGTTAATGTCGCTGGCTCTACTAATCTAAATGGTATTACCGATTGGCAAATAGGTGATTGGGCTATTTTTGAAGGTTCAATCTGGCAAAAGATTGATAATACTGACACAGTTACTAGCGTAAACGGATATACAGGTACAGTAGTTCTTACTCAAACAGACATTAGCGGCACAGTCCCAACTAGCAGAACTATTACTGCTGGCACAGGTTTAAGCGGTGGCGGTGACTTATCTGCTAACCGAACTTTAAATATTGCAAATACAGGAGTAACTGCAACAACTTATGGCTCTGCAAGTTCTGTGCCTGTAGTAGCAGTAAACGCACAAGGTCAAATTACAAGTGCAACAAGTACAGCTATTGCGATTGCTAATACCGCAGTTTCAGGTCTTGGCACAATGTCCACGCAAAATGCCAATGCAGTAGCAATTACTGGTGGTTCTATTAATGGAACAACTATTGGGGCTTCAATAGCGGCAGATATTACAGGCAATACAGTAACTGCCGCCACAGGATTTATCAGTCAAAACTTTACAGGTTTACCAGCTTTAGGCGGTAATTTAAAGAGTAGTGCAGG